TATTCTAATGATTCACCAGCACCCTGTTCTCCGACCATCAAGGGTCCATATGTTACTGTATCAGTAAAATTGGGTGTATTAATCACTACTGAAACATCCATACTTCCACCTATCGTATACTCATGTGAAATTTCAGGTCCACCAAACTCTTGATGACCACATCCAAAATCCCAATAATAAGAAAGTTGTGATGGGGCTACATTTCCATTTTCTCTCTTAGCTGTAAATGTTACTGGAGTTCCCGTTGTTGCATTTCCATCAGGATAATTTGATTCAACTGTTATAACTGGTATTGGATCTTCTAATGACCAACTACCATTTTCATTTGTATTTGTATGTTCTGTATATCCTATGACAAATGCATTTTCAACTTCAAGAGTTCCACCTATAAATTTCTTCTTAAATCCTTGATCATTTACTGTCTTTGGGTCCAAATTAAATCCAGTTTCATTTATTTGATTAAAAACTCCATTTGGATTATCAAATTCATTTATTGGTGTATAAATTCCATATTCATTTGATAAATCATCAAATTCTTCTTTATATCTATCTAAATTAATTGATTGTGGGGCCAGACGAACTTCCGTTCTATCTGCGGATATTTCATCAACGAAAAATTTATACTCTTTTACATCAAGTTCACTTGGTTTGCTTCCATCAACTGGTGGTTTTTCCCCTTGAAACACTTTACCGTCATCATCGACATAAAAGGCCCCCATTGGAATACCAGTAAGTTGTGGATTGCCACTATGAACTACTCCCGATTCATCACCTACAGTTTTAGTAAGAACAACTTCATCTGCTCCGGCTAGCCGTCTATAAAAGAAATACTTAACTTTATAATTACCACGAGTAAAACCAACTTTTCTTAAATCATTACCTGGATTTAATTTTATACCATCATCAGTATTTTGGAAATCTTCACTTATACCATATTTAAGATATGTATCATTTAAGTCATATACATAAAATTTTACAAAATCATCAATATGATTGCCAAAAGTAGGAAAAAAAGGACCATTTTCTCCTAAAAGTCCAGTTCTTTCCTTTTTTAAAAGTTTGAAATCTTTATCACTTAATTTAGTTAGTTGTTGTGGCATTTTATGTAAGTTCCTTTATTTCTCTATCTAATACTTGATTCCATAAATCACCTTTATAATATAATGGAGATTTTTTAATAACTGAAATATATTGGTCTGGTCTATCATAATTCAAACCAGTATCGGGATCTTCAAATGCTAAAAATGTACCTGCTTCATCTCTCATTGGTGTAGTTTCCTGAATGGATATCACATTTTCAGCATCATCAACAATTTTATTTACATTTTTAAATCTCTCGGACTGTTCAAGTTTTTTTTGATAATCTACCCTGTCTTGTTCATGTAATCTTTGCCAAAATGTATTTTTCTTCAATTCTTCTATTGTATATGGCATTTTTTATCTCACTACTTTAAACGAATGTTTCTCATCAAAATATTGAACAGTTTCATCAGCAGAACCGCTATCATTTACTACTTTATAATTTATTCTATAAAATCTCTCTGATTGTAATCCATCCATCCAAAAATTAAAATAATTACCTGTAGTATCACAACTTACTTTCGTTCCATCACCAAATGGAATAAGTATATCTTCAGTATAAGCATCTTTAATTTCATAATAAGTACTACCACTTGGTAAATATTTTACTGTATTATACCCAGTAGAATATTGTGTAGATGAATATGTTCTTTCAGGAAATCTTTCTCTACCCACGACCCTAAATTTCACCTTTGAAGTTTCTTTATATTCTGGTCGTAATCCTCTCATATAAAGTACCGTATCTTCCAAATTAGCAGATGTAAGTGGTGATAAACTTCCAGTTGCCCAAGTAGAATCATCCCAAACTACTTCTAACTTTGGTGGATATATTGTATGAGTTTCTCGTGAAAAGAAACTAAAATTTCCATATCTCGTAGTATTTCCTTCTTCAACATTTGAATCTGTATTTCCAATACTACCACTTCTCTTTAACATAAATCCTTCATTTGGAACTGTACTACCCAACCACTTCCATACAATATCAGTTACATTCATTCTAACATCTGCAGGTTCATTTGTAAATGTCTGATAGGATTCATATCCACTTCCACTATACCAAGTTCCACCCGATCCTGAAATAGTATGCCATTGAGTTCTTGTAGTTCCATCGTCTTTCCATTTCCAACTTGCACCATCTTCTACTACAGGATTAAAAAGATATTTTCCAGATCCATTATCCCATGATTGTCTAACGGGATATGCATATAACTTTTGTGATACATTTAATTTAGTTGAATTTGCATCATATAAATTTAAATAAAATTTTGTTTGTGAACCAGATGTAATTAATCCAGATGATATTGACTTTGATACATAACTCAAATCAAATTTTACAAGTGCCCTTGAAACTTTGATAACATCTCCAGCAGCACTCATATCTTTTCTTATTTCTAATATTTCATCTTGTCCAGTATTCATACTGTGACTTACTTCATATAATGTTGTATCTTTACTTGGATATTCAAAATAATGCATTTACATTCTCCTCTTAAAAAACTACACCGATTGAATCACCTACTGCTCTTCCTTCAACATCAACATTAGGATATTTCAATTCAAACATAGATGGATCTAATGAAGGATACACTATACCATCTCTTGTTGCATAATTTATATCATATACATTTCCAGAATAACCATCGGATGATTGCCATTTATTTGTAATTAACACCGCGTGTTTTTGGGGATTATCTTCCTTTGGTGGAACAATAGCTCCTACTCCATCTACTAATGATATTTGAGATGCTAATTCCGCAATAACAATTGGTTGATTAATTTGCCACCTATCTATATTAAAAAATTCTTTAACTTTTTCTATACATCTTAAAGTTATTTCAGATTTATTAAATCCCCTACGGGCTATATAACCAAATTTTACTCCTATATTAATAATCCAAGCATTTTTAATATTAACAGCATCCGTTACCAATCTATATTGACTTAGATACGTTTTAAGATTCTCTTTAACAGCAACATTTAAAGGTATAAGTTTTTTATTTCCATCATATCCAAGTGTATATAAATTCATAGCCATTGGATTAGGAAGTCTGTTAATAGATGATTGTATATTTTTAGTTTTAAGTTGATCCAAATTTCTTTCATCAACAAAAACATTTGAACCATCTGAAGTTTCTTTTTGCATACTTGGAATATTTAATTGTTCATCTTGAACAATATATGCCTTTGCTACTGCTCCATATTTAGTATGCATTGCATATGTTCTTGTAATATAATCTTCCTTTGTTACTGCTCTACCTTGTGCTTGAAAATATGCTAAAGCGTTATTTTTAATTTCAGTTGTTGATTCTTTAGACTTTCCTCCAGTAGCTGGATATGGATTAGTTACTGCTACCGAATTTTGAGTCGAAGTAACTAAACCTGCACTAAGACCAGTAGTAACTTGGGTGAAATTAATGCCAGTTATATTCTTTATTCTATCAACTGCAACATTGTCACTCATACCACCACCATAAGTATATTTAATTGTAAGTGTGGTATTCGCTGGTGCCTGACCATAAGCTTTTGTTTTTAGAAAATTTGCTGGATCGAAATATGTATCAAGAAAACTTGGGCTTCCTGGTAATGAAGAACCAACTGAACTTGGATTTGGAACTATTTCTTCATCTGGACTGTCTGATATTCCTGCTCCGAATCTTAATTCTGTTGAACCATCTTGAATAATATAAGTAACAAATCGTCTTGGTGTCTTTTTTAATTTTAACAAATATGGAACTTGATCACTATATTGAACTAAACTTGGATCATTGGCTGCTGTGTTTTCTACATCTATAAATGTAGTATCTTGAGCTAAATACGGAACTTCATACCATTTATTATTATCACTATCTGTTACAGAAATAATTTCTATAATCTTTTTTTGTGCCAATTTAATTCTTGGGTATGATTCTGCCGTACCGAAAGTAAAAGTTTCTGATCTAATAGTTCCACTCTGTACTCTTACACCTTTTTGTAATAAATAAAATGTTGGAACTTTAGTTGTTTGGTTCACCTCATATACACTAATACTTAATGGATCAAATGAACTTGAATACTTAAAGTTACAATCTTCTCGTGTTCTAAATACTGTACCATTATCTGCAGTAATTTGAGCTCCTTCATTAACAGTCAAAGCATAGTTCATATCTGGTTTAATATTTTTACCCGTTCCTGTAGCTGGTACTGTCTGAAAAACATCTACGTTTGTAAAAGATGGTTGGGTTATTTTTGGTTTATATCCATATACCTGGGCCATTTCATAAATTGTTTTAGTATCTTCTGCATAAGCCAATAACATTTCTTTAAACTGAGTATCAACATAATAAGAAAGAACATCCCCAACATATGATGCCATTTCTATGAACATCATTCCAGGTGACGATTCATTAAAATCATTATATGTATTTGGATAATAAGTTTTTGCAAACTCTATTAGTCCTTCTCTAAAAGCACCAAAATCTTTATTTAAATATCTAACATCTTTTTGGACTCTTGCCATTTTATTTCTCCACTAAATTACTCACCAGTAAGAAAACTCATAGTTATAGTTTCATGTACCTCTGGATTTAGGATAAGACTAAATTCAAGTTCAATATTTAACTGATTCATCTCTATCTCATCTGGTTCTACATTTAATTTATTAACTAACACGTGTGGTAGCCAATCTGCCATTGCAATTGATATATTTTCTTCAACTTTTGTAATTAGTTCATCACTCATTTGTTCAAATAAAGTTAAAAGTATATCTGCACCAAAAGTAGGTTGGCCAACTCTTTCACCCTTATTTGTTAAAAGTAAATTTCTAATATTACTTCCTGTTTGAGTAAGAGTAGTTGAAGTTCCTGGAAAAAACCCATTCACCTCATCATGTTGCATAGGTAATCCTAAACCAATTGTTACATCTGGATCTAAATCTAATTCTAATGCACTTCGTGCTCGTGCCATTTATTTACTCCATTATGGACGATAATTCGTCCCACCTTTTTTCTGGTCAATTGCTTTCATAACATCTGAATAATCTCTTGTTAATGCATTTGTTACATGGTCTGGAACTTGGTCAACTGAAACACCAGCTTTCTTTATAGAATCTACTGCTGCTATTTCTCGTTTTCGTTCTTTTGCACCTTCTGTATTTCCTAAACCTGTAGATCCAACCAATACATCATTTATCTTACTGGTATCATAAACTCCACCACCCATCGTTGGATATCCACTACCATCTCCTTGTGGAACTCCACCAACGGTTTCATTCAAAACCTTGTTAAGAGCTTTATTTGATGTATAGTTCACTTCCTTTTTAGGTTCAGTTTTAGTTTTATACTGCTTCCTAATAGGTTCTTTGAACTCTTTCTCGGTTAATGGTTTTGAAACTAATTCGGTAAGTGAAGATGAGTTTTCTTCTTTAATAAATATCTCATTCATTTGTTTTTTCACTTCCTGACGAACTACTGTTTCAATTATTTTTATTAACTCTTGTTTCTTCATTATAAACTCCTATTCATTTGTTTAATAAATATTTTAATTTTATCTTTATCCTCTAATTCCAGATACGGATGTGGGAGTACGAACATT